TGCTTGTAGTTCCTATAGCTTTGCCATCAATTTCGTATGTTTCGTAATTAGCTTTTAGTTTTGCGCTTGTTCGGAGTACCCTTTTTTCTTCTGTTTGCTGATCTACGTTATTGTTTATCTTAGCTTCTTCAAGATTAAGTTGTCCCATTTCATCTTCTGGGAATTTATTTACAACTGTATTACCACCTTTTGCCCCTTTCGAAGGAATTCCTCCGCTTACTCTAGTTCTACCGTCAAAGTAATGTTTACTATATATTTTGTCTTTATCTAAAGTTATTTTACCTCCTTCTAGTACTACTGTAGAGCGAACTTTAGTTTTTTCATTATCAATATCGTCTTCACCAAGATAATTCCACTGTCCGCTTGGATTATTTACTTCCGTAATAGCATCTCCCAAAGGAGATGGATTTTCTTCGTGTTTAGTTTTTAAAATACTTTTAACACGGTCTTCTCCAGAATTTTTAGTATTATAATCTTGTATTCCTGACCAAGCTCCAGTATCCGGTATTGATAGTTCACCGTTTAAAGAATTTACAGCGGCATTTACCGTATTACCGGTTCCACCAGCTAAGCTTGACATTCCTGCTACAAGTCCATTAATTCCTGATGGATCTCCTGAAGGTTTTAAGTAGCTATTTCCTCCAAATCCTCTTATGAGGTGAGTACCGGTTCCATTAACTGGTATTTGAGCTAAAATTGAAGCGGTTCCTGCTACTGTATTAATACCGGTAAGGATTGCTTGATCTTTCATAACCTCGCCCAGGTTACCGTCCTTCTTACCTTGCTTTATTTTCTGCTTTAGGTTAGTCTGGGCTAGTAAGGCTTGATTACCGAGAAATTTAAGACCTTCTTTTCTTCCTAAAAGCTTTGTATGTCGAACTAAGTCATCTACTCTGCGAGTAACTTGCATCATAAGACCCTTCGAATTAGGTGGATCGTTAATATCCTTCCCAACTAAAAGATCCTTTGCTCCAAAGGTACTGTTCTTAAGAGACTTTAAATCTGTCTTTAATTCGACTAATGCCATAAGTTAACTCCTTATCCTTCTGGGTTAGTGTAAGGCTTTGCTTGATTGTATTTTGAACCCTGTAAATTGTCAGACTTCACATTTAGTGGTGAGTTGTTAATTTCAGTTCCTTTTTCCAGATTATAACGAATATCGTTTGCTGCTGAAGCTCCTGGTCTGTTTGTTGGTGTTTCACCTTTTAATCCTAGAGGTGAAGCTAATTGGTTTGATTTGATTCCCATGTTTATTAATTTAATTGTTTGATTATAAATATTAAGCAGATTTATATGTTGATAATAATAATGAAGTTCCTACTTTACCACCATCTAAATATACGTCTCCTCCTTGTTTTACTGCTGAGATAAGTTCGTCTATCTTTGCGACTAACTTTGAATCACTGTCGCTCTTCGATTCTTCTCCTGTTCCTGTTATACTCTCTACTACACCTGTAATGGCACCTGCTGCGGCGACCATTGGTGCTGCTATTGCTGTTGTAAGCATTAAGCCATTTAATGCACTTATCTTACTTATATCTAAACTAGATAATGCCGTAGATAAACCTAATACTCCTAATGCTATTGCTCCTAATGCTGTTCCAACTGTAGCTAATGGTTCTGCCATTGCTGCTAATTGAGATATATCTGACATCATACCACCTCCAAATAGAGAGGATATGCCTCCTATTGCTGAAGCTATAGACATTGCTAAGGCAAATGCTGTGATTCCGCCTGCTACTGCAAATAAGCCGACTCCTGCTGCTATTAAACCAGGGCCAGCTGTTCCTAACTGTACTAAGTTAGCTGCTATATCTTGTAAGTTAGAAGTAGAAGCTAATTGTGCTGCTAACCCTATTGCTCCTAAGGCCGTTGCTGCGATTAATAACATAGGTGATGCTAAACCTAATACTGCTGCTCCACCCCCTAATGCAACCATCCCAATACCGGCTAATGCAAGTTGTGGACCTACTGATGCTATTCCTGTTAAGCCTGCTGCTATTTTTTCTAGATCAGCCTTAGCCATTATATTAAATGCCATAGCTGCAGGTATCATTGCAGCTCCTAGAACTGCTAAGGCTGCTGCACCTGCTATTATAAATGGTGATAACATCCCTAATCCTGCTGCTGCTAATCCTAATAGGGGTAATGCTATAGAGAATGCTATTAGTTTACCTGTATCTACGTTTTCTAATAAACTAAATGCGTATGCTGCTGGTACCATAGCTAGACCTAGTATGCCTATTGCTCCTGCTCCTGCTATAATATTAGCTGAGAGTGCTCCTAAAATGGCTGCTCCAGTTCCAAGTACGAGTAAAGTACCTGCTAATGTGGCTATTGCTTTTGGATCTGTCTTCTCTAATAAACTAAATGCGTATGCTGCCGGTATAAGTGCTACTCCCATAATACCCATAGCAACTGCTCCTTTTATAGCATTATTTGCTTGTTTACCTACTAATGCTAAGGAACCTCCGAATATACCTATTGAGGTAGCGAAAGCTAACATAGTTTTAGGGTCAACTTTTTCTACCATTTTTAATGCCAAGGCAAAAGATCCTCCTATTGATATTCCTGCTATTCCTAATGCTAATGCTCCTTTAACTACGTCCCCAAATTGTTTACCAATAGAGGCTAAACCGTCACCAAGTGATTTTAAGAATCCTTTTGGTCCTTGTCCTTTAGCACCTTTAGTTTTTGACTGAAGAGCTTTCGTCTTATCGGATGCTTTGCTTGCTAGTCCATCTTTACCTTCTCCAAAAGAGGTTTTCATTTTATCTCCAAGACTCTTTAAAGTTGATCCTGGTGCTTTAAATGCAGATACTAATGAAGCTCCTAATTTTTTAGCAGAGCCCACCATTGATCCCATAGACTTAATACTTCCCATGAAATTCATGTTCAGTGCTTTGGCTGCTATTACAGCTGCTAATATAGGTCCAGCGAATGGGTTACTAGCTATCCATGCTATTGCATCTATTATAGGAGAAAAAATTCCTAATAGGTCACCAAGTATACCTGTTGCTTTAGTTATTAAGTCATTAAACTTATCCTGTGCTGATTGTGCTTTTAAGCTGTTGTATGCAACTTCTCCGTATCTATCTTTAAACCTACTAGCTCCTAATTCTAATAGTTCTTGCTGATATGTCATTTTAGCTAACTCTTCTCTAGATAGTCCGAGTGCTTTAGCTGCAGCTTTTTGTGCAATTACGTTTTTAGTGGCAAATGCAGTTTTAATTGCCTCTTGTTTACCTACTTCTTTTGCTACTCCTTCTAAATCTCCAGCTAAAGCTAATTCTCTTGCCTTAGTTAGGTTTAAATTTTTACCTGTTAGTAACTGAGCTTGCAATTCGTTTTCAATAGAAGATTCAAAGTCTAATAAAGAATCTGCTATCTTCTCTACTCCTGCTATATCAGTACCTAATTGTTTTGCCGCATTTGCTGCGCTTAATAATGCTTTAGAAGATTTACCTAATGTCAAAACAGTCGCCATAGAGGCAGAAGCAACTGCTTCCATCATATCCCTTAAAGAGAACATAGTTTTATTCTGCTTATTCAATGAGGTTTGTTGTTTCCCCATATTGTCAAGCATTCCTTCTGAGCTTTGACCAGTTAATTCAGCCATTGTCACTAGTCGTGCAGCTTCATTTGCTGCTAATCCTACCTTCTCAGAAAGGTTTGTAGCACTTATTAAAGATTCACCCTTAAGTATAGCAGCAGACATCCCAATCTCTTTGGTTATCATGCTGTGTGCTTTTAATAACTTCTCTGTGGTAATAAAGTTATTACCCGAAGCTATAGCTGCTGATTTTAATTCATTTTGGTACTGGTAAGCTGCTTTATAGGTCATACCTGTTGACCTCTGCAACCTTGCCATCTGATCTGACCCAGCTAATATACTTTTGAATACAAAACCTAATACTGCTTCTAAAGAGAATGCTCCTTTTACGGCTCCCTGTATTAAATTGTTATATGCTGATTGTTTAGCATTTAGTAAAGCCTGGCTTTTGTTCATACCCTTATACCTTTCGGGCATAGGTTCTCCTGCTGCTTCTGCTCTTTCTATTAAGTCAACCTGTTCTTTTAGTTCTTCGTTTGCTTTATCTACATTAAGGAAATTACCAAGAGAGGACATACCTAACTGGTCCATCATCCCTTTTGCACTTTTTATTAATGCTCCTGTAGAACCCATACTAACGTTTATGGATTTTTGAAGATCTAATTCTTTATCTTTAGATGCTAAATTCTTTTGTGATTGATCTACAAGCTGGATAGCTATTGCGTACCTTTCTCCATCTGTATCGAGAAGCTGACTTTTCTTTGCTACTTCATTTTCGATATTAGCAAGTTTAACTTTATCCTGAGCGATAGTTTCTTTACTCTTTTCTAGTGCTTCTCCGGAAAGGTCTTTTTGAGCTAATAAACTATCTTCTATTTTCTTAGAAGTCTCTAATGCATGATTGTTAGCTTTTACAAGTTTTTCTGCTATTCCCTGTTGTATTGTACCAACATCTGCAGATGCTATTGCAAGTTCACGTTTAGCATCAAGTACAAGTAACTCGTCTTTATATATTGCTTTACTTATATCTCCTGAACGTCCTAAAGCTAAGGAATTTGCTTCAGATGAAGCTGTGATTTGTTTGGCTACTTTCAGTAAGGCTTTATCGAAATCGTTTTGACGAGTACGTATACCAAGAGTATCTCTTAATGCTTCATTAAGGGTTCTACTTTCATTAGTAAGTAAGGCAGCAATTTGCACAGCTTTATCACTATAGACATTGCCTTGCTGTTTTGCCTTATTTATCTCCTTTTGGTTTTTCTCTTCTTCGGATGCCATTTAGCGGGTTGCTTTATTATAAATAGTAAAGGCCTCTATTAATTAGAAGCCTTTGTACTATAAGATGGTGCTTTAATATTTGGTCCTGTTGGCATTGATTGTGAGTTGGTTCCTTTAGAGTTAGAAGCCTCAGCTTCCTTCTCATAATACTCTTGTATTTTCTGGAATGTAAACTTACGTAGCCATATAGGCATATTAAAAACAGTATCCCAATCATATCCTCCTTTTCCATGAAATACTATCTCATGTACTTGATTATAGAAGTTTACCCTATATGTTTGCGTCAGGCCAAAGAAATGTAACGCCGATTGGTATCGACACGCCCTCCTCTACGTCTTTTGGGTAGAAAGTCATATCAACGTCTGGTGATATCTTTTCTATATGTTTTCTAAACTCTCTTGAATCTCTAGCTAAAAATCGATTATCAACGAATTCTCTAATTTCTTTAGTTTCTTCGCTTCCATCTACAGCTAATATCATATACTTTAAACGAGTTGATAATTCAGCTGATGATTCTTTGTTGATTTTCTGTAGACCTCTAACTTCAGTTTGAACTTTTTGTTCATCACCGTGAGTTAAGAGTTTAAACTTAATTGATGTACCGGTAGCTGGTGCTGTCCATTCGAATTCATTCTTACCGTCTTTGAACTGAGTTTCATCTACTGTCTTATTATTAAGCAGTGATAAGTCAATAAGTTCTTTACCGTTACCGTATGAAAATTCGTACTCTTTACCATAACCTAAAATACGTGCTGCAATTAATAGAGCATTTTTATCCCCTATCAATAATGTATTGTATTCTACTTTCTTATCTACAATAAGAGCTTGAAGTAATTTATCAATTACGACTCCTCTTTCTATAAAGTTCTGATTAGTAAGAATATCCTCTTCTTTTGCAGTCATATACTTCATCTCTAGCTTTCCGGATGCTAAAGGTGAGTCTTGAGGATAAAGTAAACCTTTTGATGGTAACTCTACAATTTCACTTGGAAATTTGTTTGTTTGTGACATAAATTTATTTAGTTATAACTGTTATAAATATAAATATAAGAAAAAAAAACTTTAGAACCAACTATAAACCAAAAAAAAAGCCCTACGTTAGTAGAGCTTCTTTATATATAATGGTAGTAAACTTAATTTTAGTAATTCAATACACAGTAATCCATTGCAACTGTAATTGATAATTCAGCTACATCAGATGTTGCCCAATCGAAAGAACCTTGTGCCATATTAACTATGAAAGCTCCTTTGATTACCCACTCGCTAACTACATCCCCTACAGGGCCTAGTATGTTAAGTGTTAAATCTTTTTTGTAGAAATCTGAGTATCCTGCTCTTCCTGTTACAGATTCGTAAGATAAACGAGCCCAGTCCATTACTGCTTGTGCTCCAGAAGGTGTTATTGGATCATATAGAGTCAAGTCCATATTTTCCCAGCTTCTTTTCCCTCTTATCTTTCTATAAGAGTTCATGTGGTCTAATTTTACCTCTTCATCGGTAAAAGAAGGAGCTGTTACATTTTTAATCATGAATGATGGAATTGCATCAATATACATGATAAATCTGTTTTGTACCTTCGGTTCGAAGGCTTTAAACATTATTTCGTTAGGATCTAGTACTGCCATTTTATTGTTTGTTTATTATAAATATTCGACTTTTAAATTATGCTGAGAAAGTTGCTCCTGTTGGTTCAATTGTAAAGTCTAGTACTACGAATTCAACTGTTTTAGCTGGTTGAATAAATACTTGTCCAATTAATTGATTTCTGTCGATAGTGTCTGACGTATTATTACTGTCATCCATTACAACTCTAAATGCATACAATCCTTGTCTCTGAACAACTGATTCTAAGAAGGGTGTTACTGTAGCTAAGAAACTATTTCTAGTTGCTATTGTATTCTGTTCGAATACTAAAGTTTTAGCTGTATCTCCTAAGAATTTTTTAAGTTCAATAAGCAATCTTCTAACATTAACTCTGTCTAACGCTGATTTCTTCTTTTGAAGAGTCTTTTGACCGAATACTGATATACCACTTCCTGGGAATGTAGCGATTGGGTTAACGTTAGCACTATATAATGTGTCTCTTTGTGTTCTTGTTAATTTTCTTTCTGCTTGGATTACATTTCCTAATCCTCCTCTAGTAAGACCTGCTGGTGCAAACCATGGTGCTGCTGCTCCATCTGTAAAGGCATATACTCCTGGGATAACAACTGATGCTGGTATCCATTCGTTTTTACCTGTAGCTGATTGAGTCTGTAACCAAGGCCAGTAACTTGCTGCGTAAGAAGAATTAACTGTCTTAGCTGTTCCTGTAGCATCTGTTACGTTTGCTCCGTAGTTCTGTAAATCTACTACTGCGATATTATCACCTCTTGATTCTGCTAAAGAGATAATTGAATCTAACTGTATTTTGTGTGTTCCGAATTCGTATAAAAGACCTGGTGCAGATACAATATTAAATACATACTCATCTTGGTTTCCTAGAATTGAGATAGCATTTGCATAATCTGATCCTATTAGACCTTGAGATCCAGCATCGGCTATATCGCCGAAATACTTATTCTGTACTTGTGTAGCTGAAACGTTAACTCCGGTTGCACTTACAAATGCTCCTATTTGAGCTGTTGGTAAAGATCCAGTAGAAGCTGCTACTCTAATTAATCCATCGTTACCTAAGTAATCTAATGTTTGTCGTACTGAGTCTTGTTTTACTGTAATGTAGTTGGACTTATTAACATATTCTCCGACCGTATTGACATAGTACTGTGTACCGTCGTTAGCTTTAGATTTATATTGATTACCAATTACTGATTCAATGTACCCTTCTGAGTTAGGATCTAATGATAAATCATTCCATGTTTCAAGAACTATTTTATTTTTTAAATTGTCATCTCCACGTCTTACTAAAAGACCGAAAGTACCAGATGTATTATCTACGTTTACTACTTCGAATCTAATATTGTCAGGAGATCCATTTACCAATGAACCGTCTGAGTTAGCTGATCCAGAAGAATTATAAATTGTACCTTTTCCTAAAGTATTTAGTACAAATGGTGCTGCTCCAACTCCTGCTGTAATTGGTGTAGAATCAGCTGCTGTAAATGATCCATTTACTACTCTAGTTACGATTACTGAATTCCCACCTTGGTTAAAGTAGGACTTTACAGCAATTGAAGTTAAAAATTCTTGTTTTGTAGATCCTGAAGTAAAGGTAGTACCGAAGATGTTCTGGTATTGTCCGTAAGAAGTAACCTTTGTAGGTATTTCTACGGGACCTTTTACTGCTGGTCCGATTATTGCTGCCCCTGCTTCAATAGCGGATGGTGCGATAAAAGAAATGTCGTTTTCTCTTGCAAGTACGCCTGGGGAAATTAATGTTTCTGCCATGTTTGTAAAGTTATATTATTGAGTACTCTTATAAATATCGTCATTATACCTAAACCGTATTTACGTTCGCAGTATTATGTACCGTTAATAAATAGAGTCTTAAAGGTGTAAAAACTAAGTTAAAGGTAAAAAAGTTCTAGTATCTAAATCAATCTTACCTTTACCGTATACGTCTTCAAGATGTGCTCCTAATTGCTGTGCTTGAATTTCTGTTTGATCAGAGAATTCGATTGCTTTTATTTTTCTTTTTTTGAGAATCAATCTTTGGTGTTCTATTTCACCTAACTCTTTTATAAATGCACTCTTTCTATCGGCAATTGTATTAATTGCTGTAATATGTTCTTCTAAGACTATTATTGATTGTTTTTCCATTTTTTTAATTTAAATAAGTACTGATTCATTATAACTAGCAAAGAGTATGCTGTGTAACTCGGGGTATGTCTTTTCAAAACTCTGATTACGTCTTATATCTAATTCAACATTAATTTTAAAGAAGTTTTTAAATTCTTTTGGATTATGTTTATGGCTTTTCATATGATTAATAAGAGTGCTGTATTCTTTTCTTGTTTTATCACTCATTTCCATATTATTAATAATCTTTTCAATTTTAACTTTAGCTTCTTCTGGTATTATAGAGCTATCAAAGTATTTAGGGTAGAATAGTGGGTTCTTGTAAATTCGTATGTTATGATCTTCAGACCAGTGCGAAATATTCTTAAAATCTAATATATTAAAAATTTGATGAGTAAAACATATGCTAAATTCAAAGGTATTATATTCTTTTGCGGCATCTAACCACTTCTCCATTGTAGCTTCTGTTTTTGGCCATTTAGCGGGGTATCTTACGTAGTCAAAACCTTTATCCGTTCCATCTATACTAAATGATATGTCTGCATGTAGAAAATGTTTTAATATATCTACGTACTCCTGCTTGAATAAGGTACCGTTAGTATTAAAGTGTACATATTGAAATTGTGCATGACCGTCTTCAATAGATTTTTTAAGTATATCCCATTGTTTTTTCATTAACATTGGTTCTCCTCCGTATAAGTCAAAAAACTTAACGTACTTTAAATTATCTCTAATTTCTTTCCATATTGCGCTTTCATCTCGGAATGGAGCTGAGTATTTATTTGCTTCATAATTTAGATCTTCTTTACTAAATGGATCTAAGTGTGGAAATTCAATTTTAGTTGCTAAGTTATGGTCTGCTTTCCAGTTAATGCTTGCTCCTAAGTTACACATCCTGCATGCTAAGTTACATATGTTACCTAAGTTAATTTCAAGTAAGTAAGGCTTGTTAACTTCATTTTGACCGTCAACCTTTTCATTATCCCTAATACGTTTACTATCTTCACCAATTTCTTCTTCTTTCCAGCAAATTTCACATATAGGATGCTTTATACCTTCCTCAAATGCTTTTCTCAGTCCCTGCAATGTAGGAGACATGAAAGCTTCTTCAAATGTATGAGTCTGTATATTCATACGTTTCCCACTCTCATCTCTAAACTGTGATTCTTTAGCAACACAGCAAGGATGAAATGTACCATCGGTAGCAATTCTAAGGCTGCTTTCTAAATTTACGCATTTTAAACTCATACTACTGTTAAATTATGTCTTATATTATTAACCATAGGTAGTGTTTTGTACATCGTCAATAAGTCATTATAATTAGGGTGGTCTGGATTACCTACATCACATATTGTAAATTGCTCATCAGTCATTGTTCCCCAGTTTACTACTCTATTGTAGAATACACTCCAATTTTTTCCTTTGCCACTAAATATAGAAGCTGCTAGGTTATAAAAACCTTCCATCTCTGTATAGTTTGTATCTTGTACTACAAAAGACAGAGTTACAGTATTAAGAGAGGGTATATTAGCAATATACTTTAAATTTTCTAAAAGAGGGTCCCATTTGCCTCCTAATCTAGTTTTATTCTCATATGTATCTTTAGTACAAGCATCAACTGATATTTCACAGCTCTTTACTAGTGAATGTATATTAGGCATTCTTTCCCAATTTGACTTATTCCACAATGTAGCATTAGTATGTAAATGTATAGAATGTAATTTAGGGTAAAGAGATGGGTCAAACCTCATCATCCACTTTCTAAACGTTCTAGAAAAGAATGGATCTCCTGATCCTGTACATTCAATATGTTTTAATCCTTCTCCTAATTGAGTCTCTATATTATTTATCAATTCTTCAGTACGTACTCTTTCTTTACCTTCGTAGTTTATAAAATTAGTTCTACATGAGGGGCATTTTAAATTACAGCTCTGGTCAAAATTAAATTTTAAACTAGTTGGTAATTTATCTTTAAACTCTTCTCTTCTCTTTAAGAACTCATCTCTATGTATAAACCCTTCTGTTTTACCCTCTTTTAAACCTGTTAACTTTGGGCATCTTGATTCAATACAGTAACTATAAGATCCATCTAACATGCTGTTACGAATCTTTTCAGCTTTATCTGATTGCCAGTTTTCTGCAATATTATTTGGATTACCTAAATCTTCAGGTAACCAGTTAGGACAACACATATATGTTTTATGATCAAAGATCTCAGCAAACTCAAACGGTTGAGTGCATATCCAATCTTTTTTGTCCAATGCTATCATTATATCAATGCTTGTTTTTTAGAAGGTAGGTATTTCATTACCTTTCTAGTTCCGACTTTAGTAAAAAACTTTTGAGGGTCTTTAATTTTTGATCGTATTTCTTGGAACCATTTTTGATACTGAGGGTTTACTTCTAGAAAATCTTCATCTCTACTATTGTCTAGGTAAACTGTATTTTTTAACAGCTGCATTTCTGCTTGCTCTCTATCCCCTGTAAAAGGTTGGTTAATAAACTCTTTCCAGCTTCTTAATCCGTATTCTACTACAAATTTAAAATGAGGAGGTACAATATTATCCTTGTAATCTGTAATCTTATCTATTAACTCTTTTTTTAAGTAATCTGGAAGCAATCTAACGTCGTAGAAGTCAGGTGTTGTTAATAAGTTGTTTACGTTTACTTTATCTGGGTCTATATTGAGTTCTATTGCTACATCTATTAACTCATGTATGTAAAACATATTCAAAAGACTAACAGTAGGAGAAAAATGTATTTCTATATCTCTCTTTCTGCATTCTTTAATATTATTGTATACTGAACTCCATTTTGTTCCGCTTCTAATTACCTCTGCCAAAGTACCTACTGCATCTAGAGATGCAAATAAAGATATCTGCCCTTTAGGATCATCTATAAAATGTTGCCAAAGTCCAAATAGGTCCCACTTTTTAAATTTAGTATGGCTAAAGTTAGTATTATATCTTAACCTAACATCGGTTCTACCGGCTTCTATTAATTTTTCTAATATAGTATAGTGTTCTTGCATTACTAGTGGTTCGCCACCTGCAAAATAGATCTCTTCCACATCCATAATGTGTTGATCTACAAGCCCAAATACATCTTCCTTACTTCTAGAGTTAAACTCTATAATACCGCTAGGATTAGGTTTACCTGTTGTTTCTTTATTCCAGTCCTTACCTGTATTATCGTGGTGTAGTTCTGCTGCTTCTTCTGACCACTTACTACTTGAGTATACTCCGCACATTCTACATTTAAAGTTACATATGTTAGACCATCTAAAGTCCCAATACTTTAAGCTAAATTTATTAGAATGTCCAGTCTCTTCATTTGTTTCGTCTAGTACCTCTTTAACTCTATTATCAAATAAAGAATTGTGTGTAAATCTAGGACTATTTAATCCTTGATCTTCTATTAAGAAACATCTTGAACATAAATCAGGCCTTTCACCATTCATCATTTGTGTACGGATCTCTGTCATCTTAGGGCCGTTATAAATCTCTTGTAGAGTTTGGTCCTTAGTATTTCCGATAGTATCCCCGTAAGGAGCCATACAGCATGGATATACATCACCATTCGGCTGTACGTTTAAGTGAATCCAAGGAAGAATACAGAATGTATCTTTGCTTTTTAACTTTGGGTGATCAATCATATTTTAGGTATTAAAACTGGTTGTAATGCTTTAATTAATTCTGGGAAAGTATCTCTTACTTTTTCTTTTCTTAATTCGTCCACATTATCTGTTACTTGTATAAAAGTAGGTGCTTTACCGTTATACTCTGAATTATAAAATGTATCATATAATCTCTTATAGTAGTGATTAGGTATTAATCCTTTTATACTATCTAATTTTTTTCTTCTTACCTCTAACGGTAATATATTTGGATTTTGATAATCAGGTGTTAAAACGTAATTATCATTTATATACTTTAACTTAGAGTGGTCTTCAAAATCTGCTGCCATAATACCTTCTTTTACTAGGTACTGTGTTAATTCTTCTATATGTAGAAAGTTAAATGCGCTTATAGTCTGATTTACTCCAAATGTAAAATTATATTCCTCTATAAACCTTTTAGTGTTTCTAATTGTTAAATCAAAATCACTTAAACTTCTAATATATTTATTTCGTTCAAATATATCATCGATACTGATGTTAATATTTACATGCTTAAAATGTGTTAACCTATCAAACATAGGCTTTAACTTATCAAAGTTATAGTTAGCATTAGTAATATACGAAATTGATACGTTCTTTGCAATATCTTCTTTAATTAAAAGATCTAAAAGTATTTTATGCTTATCTACTAAGAAAGGTTCTCCACCACTAATCTGTAACATATCCATACTAGGAGAAGACTTTAATATTTCAACATAGAAATCTATATCTTCAACCCAGCCGTAATCTGTATCTTCAGAGTTTTTTAGGCTATCGTAATTACTAGGCAACGGAATTTTATTTCTTAACTTATAATAGTCATCAATCCAAGATGTAGATGATTCTGCATTACAGGATCTACATTTTAAATTACAGAAATTACCCAACCTTAATTCTAGGTTCCTAATATCTGGTACAATAGTACCGTCTGGGGATGTTATGGTAGAGTAGTCTACTTTATTTCTTACTTCTTCTCTCTGTCTTTTAGATTGTCCACCGTCGATCTCTACCTTATGGCAGGTATTACAAGGTGTAGGTACATCTCCGTTAAGCATATCCACTCGCATCTCTTTATACGAATCAGAATTAATTAACTTCTCTACTCCATCTCTAACATTAAGAGCTTTAGGGGTAAATTGACCGTCTACTTTGTTTTTTGCTACTGATATGTTACTTTCCCAATCTACTGCACAACAGGGTGAAGCATGCCCATGAGGGTGTATACTTAAGTGTTCCCACATTAATGAGCAAAGCCAAGGTTTCTTTTTATCCATTCTTTAGACTATTGTACCAGTTATTAAATTCTTCAGGCATATAGTCTGCAATGGGTTTGTTTCTTCTAACTGCATATTGGTCTACGAAATTTATTAAATCATTTCGTTTTTTTGCAGTTGAGTCTACGTCTTCATACGACTTGTCAACCTTACGTAAATAAATAAGCAACCTTTTTAATTGATTACGCTCTAAGTCATTAATCCACTCTTTATTATTATCCATAACATTACTTATACGTGCTGCTAAAGTTTCTTTAATATCTTGAGGTAACATTGCAACACTTTGGAATGAAGGAAATCTTAATATATTTACCGACATAAAGAATGCATGTTTATCATTTTGTTCTTTTTTCCAATCTACTATCTGCTGTACAAACTTATCAACTGTCCAAATACCTAATAATGATACTGTCATCATAATGTATACTCCATTAATATTTGGAGATGCAACAGCAGTTTTAACATTTTTTTCCCATAGGTCCCAAATAAACCCATCACGTACAAATTCTTGATTCTTACCAATACATTCTGCTGAAGTATAGATGTCAAACTTTTTAAATTTCTTTCCTGCATCTAATAAACGTGCTAATCTAGTATCGTCCATTATGAGGTTACTATTAACTGCAAGATTGAAAGGCTCTTGCTCACTCATATCAATTAACTTCCAGAATGAAGGGCTCCTTGAAGGTTCTCCTCCTGATACTCTAAGTTCATCTAACCCTCCTTTAATTTCCGGATACCAGTCGAAGAACCGTTTAACATAAATGTTACCTTCGTTTTTATTACCGAATGGCATAGCAATAGATCCATCTTGTCTATACGTTTTACCGCCGTCAGTTTCCATATTTTTATACTCTCCGTTAACTACAATATCTCTAGCCCAGGTAGAACTAAACTCTGAATTACAATATGAGCATGCTAAGTTACATAGGTTATCAAAGCATATTTCTAAGGTCTTTGGGTCTACATTCTTATCCCAAGGTATATCCTTCAGCGCTTCTATTTCTTCTTCTGTATATCTAGCTGTTTGATATACCCTATCACTGTTAATTTCAGTTCCTTGAGTTTCATCTTCTACCTTCCAACAGTAACCGCATTCTTTAGGTCTTTCACCTTCCAACATTTTTTTACGTTGTTCTTTTTTAAACTTAGTGTTATGTAGTGCTGAAGGATCTGCTGCTAGTTCTGCTTTTGGAACAGGGTGTGCAAGTGGATGATGACAGGATGCTGTTCTTCCATTACCTAACCATACAGATACGTTATACCACTTTGCTGCGCAAAACGATTTAGGCTGTATCTTCTTTATTAATTCGTTTGTTCTTTCGTAACTCGTTTTCATCCTAGTTGGTATAAAAAATTACAGTTTCCTGTTTTATCTACTGATTTATCGTGTACTAGGTCATTAAAGTCGTGATGGGCTATAACCTTCTCTTTATCTGTTATCTTAAACTCATACATTATTATATCTGGTTCGCTACTATGATCTTTAACTATATGTCTATCTGTTCCAATAAACAATATTGGGTCTTCTACTACCGCTAGAGGTCTATCAGTAACTCCGTATTCGTGAACAAGTTCGTTTCTCAAAGGTTCTGTTTGTCTATATACCTTTAGATCTGAGCCTGTCTTATGCTCAAATGTCCATCTTTCTCTAGAGCCGGGCTCTATAAATGTATCTGTTCCGTACCATTCATCTTTATCGTCATGACCTACACCTATAAATATTCGCTTTTCAAAGATCGACAGACCTGTATACTTAGGTACAATACAGAATATATCTTTTTGAAGATTCATATTATTACCTGTGTACTCAAACTCAACTTCAATCTTCCAGTTCTGGTCTCCTTGTAGTACGCTTACTGCTGGTTTATCTAAAAAAGATGGTGCAATACTTTCAGGCCATAACGCCCATGGGTGTCTTCTACTTATACTGATCATACATCTCTTTTAGTTCAGGAAATATTTCTCCAAAATTAGTTCCCTTTCTTTTATCGTTTTCTTTTATAAAGATAGCGAAATCTTTTCGATTTTTCTTTACATCGAAAGAATCTTCTCCTACTGCGTAATCATATGTTCGTTTAATTTTCTGGATCTCTACATCTGTAAAGCCGTAGTTTAGACGAGTCATTTTATTAGTACCGTAATGAAGTGCCTTTTTAGCTGCTTCCAAAATTAACTCTTTATGTTCTGGATCTAATATCTTTACCGAGAGATGAGGAGGCCATCTTATATACGCAGTATCTAACTGAACAGCTGTATACCAATACCTTTCTCCATTTTGATGTTTCTTTTTCATCTCCAATACTTTGTCTACTAAGTCCCCATATGTAAATACTGATAGAGCATTAAACGCTGCCATAATGTTTACTGTAAGTTTAGGTATTTCTGTACATAGGTGATCTATATTTTCCCAGAACTTATCATAGCTTAATCCCCATCTAGTATATTCAGCTTGTTTTCCGATTGCTTCTACAGATGTAAATATTATAAGCTCTCTTACTTTATTATTATTTACTAAATCTTTAGCAATAGTGATCATCTTCTCAATTAGTTTATCCGGTACTGCTAAATTTGTATTAATAGCTAAGGATATGTTTGGGTTCTGTTCCCAATTTTCTTGAATATATTCTAATACTTTAAATGTATCAGGAGAAAGCAAAGGCTCTCCTCCGGTTATTCTAAAGGTATGCAAATCGGGGTATAAATCTGGCCACCATTCCCAGAAAGCTTCAATATATGGATTATACTGCGTTTTCTTATATGGCATCTCTCCTCGTTCTTTAATAAGGTCTATACTATTAAAGTCTGTTGATGTTTTATATGCACCGTGTTTTTCTATTTCTTCTACCCACTTTGATGAGTATTGAGGTCCACAATAAGCACATTTTAAATTACAAGTATTGGAAAAAGATACTTCTACATATCTAGGATTATAATTATCTCTCCAATTTGAAGCTTTAATTTTTTCCATTTGATCTAAAGACCAAGGTTCAGCTGATTTAAAAGTTCTATCTGAGAATGAGTTAGAATTATCTTCTACATTCCAGCAATAGTTACATTCAGAAGGTCGTTTGCCTTCAAGCATTTCTTTTCTTTTCTCTTTTTTGTATCTAGTATTATGTAGAGCAGATGGATTTCTCTTTAACTCTGCTAATGGTATTTTGTGAGGCACAGGGTGATGACATGAATGTGTCATTCCCGTAGCTAAATGCAAAGTGACTTGTGTCCATTTTGCTAAACACATTCCGCATCCAGTCTTATTTAGTTCCTCTCTTACTTGGGCATATTGGTTGCTCATAACTTGATATTAATTAGTTTTGCCCATGGAGTAAGTATAGTCTCATCCACAAATTCATACTTTAATGTACTTATACCATCGTTTTTATAATCTACCTTTCCCTGTTGCATTTGAAGTACGTATCTCTCTTCATTCTTAGCAGTATTCTTCTTTTTAAATACTCCTCCTACTATACCTTCATCTTCGTGAGGAAGACATCTCATCTTACCCTCTCTTCTATGAGGTAAAATTGAGTTAGGTATCACTATATCTTCTTGACATACCTCTATATTGTTATTTTCATATGTACTCTTATCAGAGAAGTCCTCATTTATAATTAGACCTTCTGTAGGTAGTTGAGTATGTACATTTGAAACCTCATCTGAAGATAATGCTCTATCCCATACCATTACTTTAGCTATATCTCCCTTGAAGTACTTGATACTGCTTGATTCATCTTCTGATGGTGTGTGCCCTAGGTATAGTTTATCTATATTATATTTCTTTAATCGACCCGTATAGTTTAACGGAGATGGACTACCATGTCCTGCTAAAGAATCTACTTCTGTACCGTTTAAGTAAAAATGTCCTAACTTGTCTTGATCATCTAAAACAACTGTTACCCAGCTCCATTGGTGATCATATCTTTTTAACCACATATAATGGTGTTGGTTAAAAGAGTTCCAAAAGGTCATTGAAACTGCCCTACTATTATTAAAAGATATTCCGTAATCATATCCAGGGATTCTTAAGATTGGGTACTCTATATACTTTCTCTCACTACTCCCGATTAAAAATATAGGATTTTTATCAGGCATTTGAAATGCTCTTGTTAGTACTGAAATTGTATGGGACTTTCTACTAAAGTTTTTATGTTCTTCCGGGACTGGTATAAATGCTTTTGAATCTTGTCCATTAAACCTAATAAAATTCTTATGTTCTTCTGTATCTAAATAAGTATCTTTTGTAAGACCTTCTAGATGACATCTCCAAAATAAATCATCATCTTCCATTCCCCAGTCCCAGTAGTTATTAGAATATCCGTTTGTCTGTTCTAACTGCTCCTTACTAAATAAAACTGCTCCTCCGAAATATTCATGGTACTTAAGCATATAGTCCATTTGTGATATCTTTGTAGCGATATGACGTGGCCCTTCTACTGGAAAGCTATAATCTGCTAGTCCACCTGGTTCAGGTATCATATCGATATCATGCCAAACTATATAATCACATCCTTCCTCTAATGCATGTTTTGCTGCTATATTTTTAGTAGCACCACGATTAAAGAGTTTATCATCTGTTTGATGTGCAAAATACATTTGAAAATCTATACCTGCATCTTTTAAGTACTTACCGACTTTAGGTACGAACTCATTTAAGTGTAATTCTCTATCTCTGTACGGTACGCAGACTCCTAATTTCATGTCAATGCTGCTTTTAAGTGGTGTATATTCTGAATGTATTCATCCTCTAACAGTGTAAAGTGTAGATTACCTAATCCGTCATTTTCTCCTGTGTATTTATCATCGTAGAAACTTTTGTAGTACCTAATCTGATTCTCTCGGCTTTGCCAAGTTTTCCAATACCCATCTATATATCCGTTTTCATCATGTTTTAGTGCTGAGAATATACCGGGTCTTCTATTGGGTACCTTGACTATAGACTCTTCTCCTGTTTCAAGTAATTTAGAAACTGTATTAAAACATGTTCCGTGGTGTTCATTTCCAGATAAATCTATTAACTGTTTCCCCTTTACAAATTTAGTATCATAGTATAACTCTGGTTGATTAATAAAGTTATTAGCAGATATCTCAAGTAAACTATAGTCTTTATTATTTACTATGTTTTTTATTGTTTTAGCATCTAAAGCCTCTTTCCATATAGTAAAGGTTGATATTGTACCAGCAAAATAATTTGGTTTTTCTTCTCGTTCAGGATCACCTACTCCAAGATACATATACTTACTAGATAAGTTCATTGCTTTATCGTATAACTTTGTACCGACTCTTTCGCCATTTAAGTAGAATCTAACTCTTCTACCTTCTGCTTCCACACAGTATACTATAGTAGCATTATAACTTGCTGGAGGAGTATGTTCTGATGTTATACTCATAGAGCTTAAATCTTTTTTCCAAAACTGGTAAGAGAAGTTTCTAAAGGAGTTATAAATTAAGGCTGTATCACGACCTGGTATTGAAAAAATAGAGAATACATCTGTTATAAGGTTGGGATCAGTTTTTATATCATCAACTGTAAAGTCTACAGATATAGTATAACTCCGACTAGCATTTAATATATTAGGTACAGCTATAAAAGAGTCTTTACCGTTAAAACTTAAACTTGTTCTAGTCTGTTGTTTTTGAGTTACTACTTTATCCTTAAGTTCTACATTATGTTTAATACATCTCAGCATTAAGTCATCATCTTCAAATCCCCAACCAAAGTACGTATTAGAGTACCCGTTTATAGCCTCAAAGATACCAACTGGAAATAGTGTAGCTCCCCCAAAGTATTCATCAAAATTAACCCTATTAAAGCCCTCTGGTAAGTTTAACTCTCCTATTAAATGCTGCACGCTTTTAGAATATGAGTAGTCTACTTTTTCAGGTATTAAATCAATATCATGAAATACTACGTAATCACAATTTAACTTAGTTGCTTTTACAAAGCCAATATTTAACAATTTGCCCCTATTAAAATCATTACCGTCTACCTGTTCGACTATAATAATTTCATAGTCTAAGTTCCTTAAAGTGCTTATCATAGCTTCTTTAAAGATCTCTAGCTGTTTAGGTCGATTTCGATAAGGTACAATAATACCTAATTTATGCATCTTTTTCTTCAGTATCAGGAGATTTTGGAACTACCTTATGAAATTCAGATAAGTAATATTGTATTCTATCATTCCACTCGTCTTTGTCTATTTCCTCAAACCAAAGTGCTAAAGCATCTACTGAGTTTGCTATTTTTTCTAAAGCTTTGAGTTTTCTTTCTTCAAAGATTTGTGCTTCTACAGTACTTAATTTTCCACTCATATTTTAATTATTTGTTGTTTAATCTTTTCCCAGTGTGGGTAGTCTATATATTCAATATAAGAAGTTTCTTGCAGCTTTTCTACTAAATACTCCTTTTTATTAATGTCTATCTTCCAATCTTCACTTGCTATGGAATTATACATTACTTGATATTCATCTGAGAATGAATAGTCGGTCTTTACGTCAGCTACCTTCTTTATTCGATCTATGCATGTAGAGTCCCATTTAAAATGATGTACCTGTGTAAAGCATTCATCTATTGGCATTCTCTTAGGGTGTTTTGAACCCCAACTATTAGTTCCATCTTCAAAAGATGCGTAATGCTGTCCAGGCGTTACTTTTTGGTAGCCTTTCATAAGGGTTACCTTATTGGGGCATGCTCCAGACATTGGATATCTAAAGAAACCTGCTAAAGGAAAGGACGTATGTAAATTTGTTTCTCTCCCTACTGTGGGGAAAGTACCACCTTTGCCTATCCTATCTATGAAACCTCCTGTAACAAAGTCATATCCATGTCTTTCACATGTATTTATGATGTCCTCAAGTGGTTTTGGGTATACCTGCAATTCATCATCATCTGTTACTATCCACCAATCGTTTGGTTTAAGTAACTTAACTGTATTATATATCTCTGTTACTCTAGTCCAATTATATTTAGGTTCAGTTACTACCCAGTAAGGTGTTATACCTAAGTTTTCAACTTCTTCAAGTATTTTATCATTATCTGATTGTCTGTAAACTACAACATATACCTTATCTACTATATTCTCATAATGTTTTAGCATATGAGGTAGTATGTGTGTATTTTCTCCTACGACTGTAACTAAGTTAAGCACGCTGTAAAAGTGTTATTCCTGTTGAGGATGGTTTATCTGGTAACTGCCCTGTATTGAAAAAATTAAATTGTTTCCATTCTGAGCTTATTTCTTCTAGTAATCTAGATGGTCCTTCAAAAGGTATGTAATCTTTTTTAGCATCTTCTGAGATTATTAGTTCTTCTTCAAATTTACGATCTGTATCGTGAATTGAAATCATTCCGTTTGGTTTAAGCAGTTTTGAGTATAGCTCAAAATCTAACTTAACATCTTCGTAGGAGTGACCTGCGTCTATGTGTATAAAGTCTGCTTTTATGTCCTGCTTAACAAAAAAGTTATAGTAAGCATTTTCTGTTGTATCTTTTATATACCGAGGATAAAAAGTGGATCTAAAAAAAGAGTCTTCCTGTAAGTAATCAACTACGCCGCCAATTCCGTTCGCAGCATCGACAAGGTATGTTACACCTATATCACCCCAGTTATAGTCTCTATTACCTTCAAATATACCTTGATCATATAAATCAAGTCTAGCTTGTGTAAGTATACGGGGTACAAAGCCTCCTCCTGATCCTAAACAGATTATAATCTTATAGCGCATTAACTGTACTATCGAATAAAGAAGTAATCCATCTCCTAAGTGTTTATCTGTAGCTCCATGAGTCCATCTATACGGAACTGGTTCATATGTAGTTACTATACTTCCGTCACCCTGAACAGTCTCCTTTCTGTTATTAGTAATAAATTGAGATATCCATTCCTTGTTTGTAATCATTACTTTTTAGGTATAAATGAGACATCTAATTTACGAATATTTATGCAATTCTCCAACAGTTTACACTCTTCTTCATAACCGAGTACTGTATTTCCGGCAATTATAAACTTCTTCTCTGGTCCGTAATGCTTAAAGTATAGTTCTGATTCTGGGAAATTCCATAAACCTCTATCGTGGTGCTCTCCCCATTCCCATTTAACACAGTCCCAATATGTTGATATAATACTCTTGTATTTAATTTTTTTTGTATCTAAAATATTACGTAAAAGTAGTTGTTCAGCAAAAATAAGATATTGGGAGTTAGGTACTTTCATTTCAGTAAACTGTTCCATTATATCTAAGCATTCATTTGCATAGTACTGTAATACAGTTGGATCCGGAAAATATAAAAAAGATACGTTAAGGGAGTCTTGTTGCCATCTTACTTTCTTTTTTAACTTTCTAACAAAAGGATCTATATTACCGGGATAGTAGCCTTTTCCAGTTTCTAGGTTTGCTACTAGTATATCGTCTTTTAGGTACTTCTCAAATGGTTTAAATACTAATGTATCATTATCCATTATAATACAGGGCACTGTTTGTTCTGAAAGTACTTTTACTTTATTGCAAGCCCAAAAGATCTTACGGTCTATACTCAATGTATGAGTGTAGGTATTGACTTCATCGAACATAATGAGACCCCCTGTTTTTTCGACTATGTCTTTTGTCAGGGGATCGCAATAAAATACTAAATGGTGTGTTGGATGATTCTTTTTCCAAAGAGTAACAGATGAAAGTAATAGTAGAATGTTAAACCTACTATAGAACCCCTCATCACCGTGGATGTTTTCTAAAACCCAAATTACTCTCAAAACCTTTTAATTTTTAGTTACTATGCGTGAGCATCTATAAAGTGTGCAAAGATAGTAGTGTTTGTTGTAAACGTATCTTTGGTCAATGTAATGGTACCTGTTATTGCAGGTTCGTTATAATCCTGTAAAAGTGTACCTCCTGCATCATTTGCCGAATAGAAACCTGCTAAGTAACGAGGATATACTGCTGTTGCTGTTACTGTTACAGAGGAGACTGAGTCAAAGTTAACATTTTTTAATGTAAAAGCTGATGTTGCTGCTTGTGAGTATCCTGCTGTTACTGCTACCGTACCTGCTGCTCCTGATTTTGATACAGTTCCATAAAGGATATCATTTCCTCTAAGTTCCGAACATTGATGAGGTGCTGCATCTGCTGGTTCAAGGTTATCCATTACACTATTTAATGATATGTTTGAGTTACCTTCGTTTTCTGCTGTTGACCATTCATCAAAGGTTGAAAAGTTTACAGCTGATGATGCTCCGTATGAATATACTGCCATGTTCTAATTATTAATTATGTTATCTATTGGTACTATTTTTCCTAATTCGTCTCTTAAGTGATTGTAACAGTACTCAGGTAAATTACCTATGATGCTATTGTCAACTACTTTTTTTACTTTAGTAACCGTATTAACTTGTACCTCTTTTGTAATCTTTACTTTTCTAGTCTTGGTAATTTCATTACCTTCACTATCAAAAGATATGTAGGGTACATCCTCTACAGTTGTTTGCTCTTCCATTATGGGTATCTCTACCGATTGCTCACTAGCCATATCCAATTGAAAAAACGTCGGTAGCTCTACTTCAAATCCATCACTATCAGGAGTTGGGTAGTACACCGCCTTATTTGAAAGGATTCCTTTTGCTTGATTAAATGAATCCTCTAAATAAGTTCTATTAAAGTCCTGTGCATGTTTAGCAGAAAGCCAATATGTTACAGAAAACTTTAATTTACTTGAAACCTTGTCGACTCTATATGTATCGATTCTCACATAAGCTTCCTTAGATGGTCCTGCGATACATTCTAGGTCTACATTTAATTGTAACCCCATTTCTGTTTTTTATTTATTCATACATTCATCTAACTTAGCAGATAATTCTTTTACTGCTTCAATAAGTAGTCCAGTTATTTGTGCGTAGTTAACAGACTTAATACCATCATCACCAGTTTTAACTAGTTCTGGAAGTACTGCTTCTAATTCTTGAGCTATTACACCTATTGATTTAGAGTCATCTGCTTTTCTAGTAAATGATACACCTCTTAGTGCTTTTGTTTTATCTAAAGCTCCTTCGATTGTTGCTACATCTTTCTTAAGACTTACGTCAGAGAAAGCAGTAATGTCACCAGTCGATACTAAAGATCCACCAATTGTTACTACGTCATTTGCATCTCCAATCGTTACTGCATTTCCAGCAAATCCACCAGCTAATCTAGTTTTAAGATTTGCTACTGATACATCATCGTTAGTATCTGTATTAGTAGTATAACCAGGTACACCAAATGTACCATCATGTTTTAAGAAATGTCCTGCTGTTCCAGCTGATGGTACAAATTTACTATTACCAGTTCCGATACTAGTTTTGATTTGTGCATCTGTTCTGTTTACATCTGCACTTGCATCAATTCCATCTAATTTATCATGATGAGTAGAACTCATTAAACCAGCGATACTTGTTGTTGCTTCTCCAATTACTACATTATCTCCATCTGAAGAATTTATTGTAATTTGAGCTGCTGCAGTTGTTGCTGTTAAGTTTGTACTTACGTTGTGATTTACATCAGTTGCTTTAGCATTGTTAGCAACATGTTCATCAAATATCGCTTTAGACATTACACCGGCTACTGCCGCAGTTGCTATTGGTATAATTGCATTAGTACCATCTGAAGAAACTATTGTTCTTGCTCCGGTTGTTCCTGTTATACTTAAATTAGTAGTTACGTTATGATTTACATCAGTTGATTTAGCGTTGTTAACAACATGTTCATCAAATATCGCTTTAGACATTACACCAGCTACTGCTGTTGTAGCGATTGGTATAATTGCATTAGTACCATCAGATGATACTATTGTTCTTGCTCCAGTCGTTCCAGTAATAGTTAAATTAGTAGTTACGTTATGATTTACATCAGTTGCTTTAGCAGTATTTGCGGCAACAGCCGTTTCAAGATTAGCTATATTAGGTATTGCAATTGTTCCAGTAAATGTTGGTGATGCCTTCGGTGCTTTAGTTGCCAATGCAGTTGTAAGAGTAGAAGAATAATCATCATCATCATTAATTGCAGCTGCTAATTCATTAAGTGTATCTAACGTTCCAGGTGCTCCAC